ATAGGAGGAATCTATTATGCCAGCATCACGCGGATTTTTAGCGAAGGCCGGAATCGGCGAAGAAGGAACCTGGGGCACGCCGGTCGCCGCGACCGAACGAATTTTGATGAAAACATCCAATGCCCGCGAAACCGAACAGCCGCTGGCCGACAATGTCATCACCGGCTCGGCCGCCAAGGAAGATGAATCGCCGGGCCCCATCACGGCCCCCATCGCTCTGTCCACCCGCATGTACTACCCCGACCCCACCGTGGTTAATCCGTTCCTCATGCTCAAGCATGGCATGGGTGAACAGGTGGGCACCTTGTTTCGCAATGTCATCAATGAATCGTGGGTGCCATTGCGCATTGGTGCGACCGATAACGTGGAGCTGGCGCAGGCTGTGACCGTGCCCGGCTCCGGATCGCAGACCGTGGAGTCCGTGCGGCTGCTGCTACGAAGGCGAGGCACGCTCGCAGCGGGGAATCTCGCGGTTGAGATTCAAGGGGATGCGGCAGGCTCGCCGGATGGGACGCCGATTGCCAATGGGACCAGTCAGAATGTCGTGGTGACGAGTGTCACCCTGGATAATTTCGGGTTGTGGCTCACGTTTAGTTTTGCGGTTGCGCCAGTGGTCACGGGTGGGACGATCTATCATGTGGTTCTCTCCGGCACCTATACGGCAGACGGCACCAATAACATCGAGGTGGGCACGGAAGCTGTGCCCTCCGGTGGTGGGTTCGAACTGCTCGATGTCTCATGGGCCGACAATGCGCTGAAAAATATGAACCTGCGCTGGTACACCTCCTCGTTCACCGACACGTTTTTATTCCTGAACGAGTTGGAGGGGCTAGGGCTGACCTATGCCGAGGATAAAGGCGGGCCTGGGGTGTTCGAATTCGGCGGCGCCAAAATCGCGAGCTGGGAATTGACGGGTACGCCAACCGAGGGCCTCACATTTACCGCGACCATGGCAGCGAAGGAGCGGAGTGCCGCGCCCGTCAACACGGCGGCGGGGCTGGATGCGCTTTCCGTCATTCGCACTAAGCTCCCCTTCACCGACCTCGTCGCCTGGATCGGGGATCAGGCGGATGTGCTGGTCACTGGCGATGCCGTGAGCATTACCAGTTTTCGACTATCCGTGAATCATGACCTGGATTCGGTCAACACCAACGGCGGCCGCACAGTGATCGAGCCGTTGAACTCGCAGCGCACGGTGGAGTTGGAACTCGTGATGCCGCGTTTTTCCACGGCTCAATTTCATACCTGGCAGAAAGCCAGGACGCCGTTACAGGTGCGCTTGCACTTCAATGGCACCACACAGTTTCTCACCATCAACCTCGCGCATTTTATCTTAGAGCCTGAGGTTGACGCGGGCATTCAGGGACCGGGTCCGCTGCAGATCACGGTGAGGGGGAAAGCCAAGCGCAATACCGCCAACAGCGTGATGCGTTTGCATGATGATATGGAAGTGACGCTGACGGACGTATAAAAAACCCGTCGTTCGTATCTCGTATTTCGTATCTCGGGAAGATCGAGAAGAAAAGGAGTTAAGAAATGCCGATTCGTATTGTGCCCTGTGGGCAGGAATTTACAAAGATGATCGAAGGGGTTGAGTTTACGCTCTACCGTTTATCAGCTCAGGAAGAACTTGAGCTGAAGCGCGAGCATACGATGCGCGGGGTGATAGATTCCGCGTCATATACGCAGGCGCTTCTTCGAAAGGGGACACATGCCTGGGGTGATGGGGTGACGGCCCAGGACGGGCAGCGTTTTGATTATTCGCCAGACGCCGTGTGGTCTTTGCCTGATAGCGTCAGAGCGGAGATTTTAGCGGCGGTCATGGAAGGACGCCCTACAATGGAGCCAGAGAGCAACTAGCCCGCTGGCTCAGATGGTGGGTAGCCAATGGCGGTGATGGGCCGCCATGCCCTGATTGCCGTGCAGCCTATGGCGATCGTGGGGTGCCCTGCGAAACGGAAGGTGATGAATATTGTGAAGTGGATTATCCGACTGCCGAGCCGACTGATCAGGAGGTGTGGGCCATCTGGTCTCGCTACTGGATGGTGCAAGGATTGGGTTGGGACATGACACGCGATCTGTTGAATATCACGATGAACGAACATGATGTTGAATGGTGGCTGTCGGCCTTTAGCCAGATTCATGCTGCGGTGCAGGAACGGCGAGCTATTGAGATGAAGTCGGTACAAGGAAAATAAACGCGATGCCAGGAATTCAAATTAATTTGACGGTCAAGGATGACGGAACGCGCGCCATTCGTAAGGTGCACAAAGAGATCGGCGGCCTTGATCGGACAACCAAAAAGGTTGGGAAAACCTTCTCTCAAGTCAGCGGGCAGCTCAAGAATTTTGCTGGTCTGCTAGGGATAGGGTTGGGATTTGAAGTGCTGCGCCGTGGGATCGTGGATACGATCAATGTCCAGAGGGAATATGGGGCGGCGCTCTCTGACCTCTCGGCGATTACCGGGGCTACCGGGAAACAGTTAGGATTTCTGGATGCACAATCTCGTCAATTTGGCCGGACGACGACCCTCTCGGCCACGGAAGCGGTGGTGGCGTTCAAACTCATTGCCTCCGCCAAGCCTGATTTATTGGAGAGCTCTAAAGGCCTGGCTGCCATCACGCGTGAGGCCATCACCTTGGCGGAGGCCGCAACTATTGATATGCCGCTAGCGGCCAAGACACTCGGGGCGTCGCTGAATCAATTTGATCTCGCGGCGTCACAGTCGAGCCGAGTCATTAACGTGCTGGCGGCGGGTGCTAAATTTGGCGCTTCTGAAATTGCACAAACAGCCGAAGCGCTCCGAGAGTCGGGGACCGTGGCCGCTGCTGCGGGCGTGAGTTTTGAGGAGACCAACGCCGCGATCCAAACCCTGGCCTCTGTCTCGATTGTTGGTTCGCAGGCCGGGACCAATCTGCGGAACGTGATTTTGAAGTTGCAAACCGAAGGGATTGATCAACTCGATCCCTCGGTGGTCGGCCTCGCACAAGCGCTCAAAAATTTGGGTGCCCAAGAGTTATCCACCACGGAGCTGACGAAAATTTTTGGCCTTGAAAGCGTCACGGCCGCGAAAGTGCTGATCGATCAGGCTGATTCGTTGGGGACTCTGACCGAGAAACTCACGGGGACCGCGACGGCGACGGAGCAGGCTGCCACGAAAACCAATACGTTGGATGGCGATATTGATCGATTGTCCAATGCTTACGTAGATCTTCAGTTAACAGTGTCGAAGACCTCAGAAAAGTCCCTCCGCGGATTTTTCCAAACCACCACGGAGACGATCAACGTGGTGAACAATCTCACGAAAACCCTCGCGGCAGTGAACGGTGTTGGCAACCCTAACGTCAATGAGATTGATGCGCGTATTGAAGGGCTGCAACTTCAACGAAAATTTCTGGAAGACACTCTCGAAAGTGAGGCAAAAGGAAACCGTACATTTTTCGATCGCGTGTTCGTCGGCCCCGAGCGGGCGTTGAAAATTCAGTTGGAGTCCACCAAGTCCAAGCTGGAGGTCTTAGACGCCCAGCGACGAGGATTGCTGAGCCTCGAAGAAGAACAATCACAACCTGGCTCCACTGAAAAATCTCTGGCCACGATACAGGCATTGATCGACGCGGAGAAAAAATTAAAGACCGAGACCGACAAGACCAGCGATGCCAACGAAAAAACACAACAGGCCGCGCTGTTGGCGGCGCAAGCCATTCTTACCGAATCCGCGACCCTGGACACCCTGAAAGCCAACGTCGAACCCGCGATCGATGCCTTAGGAAAATTACAATCACAACAGCAAGACCTGGCACAGCAGGAAATCGCATTGGCGGCACAGCGTGCGCAGATTGTTGGGCAAAGTCAGGTACTGATCCGCTCGCTGTTCGCTCCGGAGATTCCGCGCTTTGATGAGGCGCTGGAAGAACAATTGCAAAGCGCGAAATCGAAGTTAGAACAATTGCAGAATGAACGATTTGATTTGCCGCTGTTCGGTGGCGAGCGGCAGCGGGATGTGTTGGGAGCACAAATCGAAGAGACCAAGCGGCAGATCTCGGAGCTGAGCAATGTCGTGGTGCCGGTCGATCAACAGTTCCTGCAGCTCGAAGATACATTCCAGTCGCTGGTCGATGAAGCGGGGAAAAGTTCCGGACTCATGCGTGAGGCGGTGCTCAAGGAGGCCGAGGCGCTGCTGCCGCAGCTCAAGACCACCATGAGCAAACTGTTTCCTGATGATGTGGTGCGATCGGAAATCGAAGACCTCGTGGGCGAGCTGACGACGATGCGTGTGTCGGTCCTCGGTGAGCAACGCGCGTTGGTCGATTCGCAACAGGCGCTCGTGGAGGAATCATTGGCTATCGTGGAGCAAGGGGTGAGCGCCGTGGGCTCACAAATGGCTCAGTTGTTTCAATCGATCGAACAGCAATCCTCTTCGACCACCGGGAAAATTCTCACGGATTTTCAGGCGCTGCTTGAGTCGGTGCGGCAAGCGCAACTCACGATTAATGACACGCTCTTCGCGGGGCCGCAAGGGTTGGCATCGATTCAAAGCCCGCCAGCGTCCGGCCTGAATGCGCCTGCCTCATTCGCCGTCGGCACGCCGTTTGTTCCTCGGGATATGCTGGCGAATATTCATCGTGGCGAGGCGATTATCCCGGCGGCTGACAACCCATTTAACGGACGTTCAGCGGGGGCGTTCGCGGAGAGCGGGCAGTTGAACATGGGCAATGTCTCCGCGGTGTTCACGATCAACATTCAGGGCGAGGGGTTGCCCACGGATCAAGCGGCGGTGCGGCAGTGGGTCCGCGATCAGTTGCTGCCTGAGATGAGGGCGGGGATCTGACATGCCAACAGTCGTATGGACATTGGGGGCCAATACCGTGACCTTTGCCAAAGGCATTTTAGCTGGGGCCTCACATCGCCAGGTCGGTTCGCGTGCGGTGAGCGATCGGACGGCCGGGGGACAAATCGTCTCCTATGATTTAGGCGTGACGCCGTTGGAGGTGATCGGCTATGAGTTTCCGTCTGTCTCACAAACCATTCGCGATGCGGCGTTTAATTTCAAGGATACGCTCGTCAAGGATGACCTGTTGACGTTCACGCATACGGACAATTCCAAGTCGCCGGCGTTTGTGAAAACGGTGCGGCTGGTCGGGTTGGAGCAAGTGGATGTGTTTCATGGTGATCCGTCTATCCCGCGCTACACGTTGCGGGCAACATTGCAAGTGGAGCCTGTCTGATGAGCGCGTTGAGTAATTTTTTAGAGAGTCAATTGTTCAATCATATTTTTCGCAATATTGCCTACATGTCGCCCACGACGGTGTTTGTCGCGTTCTACACCTCGGACCCCACTGATGCCGATACCGGGACGGAAGTGGCGGGCGGTGGCTATGTGCGCCAGGCGATGACGTTTACCGCACCGACCAATGGCGCGGGTGATAATTCGGCGCTCTTGGATTGGGGAACGGCATCGGCCGATTGGGGCAACGTCACACATTTCGGCATACGTGATTCGCTGACGGCAGGGAATCTTTTGCTGTATGCCCCTATGACTATCGCGAGGAATATCAAGCTGGGTGATACCGTCAAAATCAATGCGAATGAATTGGACGTGTCGTTCTCGGGGATCGCTAGTAATTTCCTGGTCAATGCGATCTACAATCACGTGCTACGAAATATCGCGTACACCTCACCCAGTGCAGTGTATGTGGGTTTGTATATTTCAGATCCCACACCGGCGGATACCGGCGGTGAAGTGTCCGGAGGGGCCTACGCGCGGTTGGCGGTGACGTTTGGAGCCCCATCGAATGGGACGGGTGATAACAGTAGTGAGTTGGCGTTTGTCACGCCCACATTGGACTGGGGCCTGGTCTCGCATTCATCCATGCGTGATGCGCTGACGCTCGGTAATTTGCTGACGTTTAATCCTCTGGCATCCGTTCGGAATATTCTTGCCACCAATACCGTGAAAATCCCAGCTAATAATTTGATTCAAGCCGTTGCCTAAGAGAGGACACCATGACCTATTATTCTATCTATCACAAAGAGTCCGGCGCGCTCATCTGCGTGGGCAAGGTGTTGCCGAATCCGCTAGCTGATGACCATGCCTGGAAGGCCTATCCTGGTATCCCACCGCATGCCACGTTCTGGGATGCCGAGACGCGAGATTATTTGATTCCGATAGAAATCCCGCAGGAGATGCGGACGCGATTGCAGACCTTTGTGCATGATGATTCTGATGCCCAGATCAACATGTTTGTGGGATATCTGAAAAAGTCACGGCCCTCGTTGGATCTGGAGCGCGTGAAGCTGGCCATCACTCGTACCCTCGCAGGGCGCCTGACGATGGATGATTACGCGTTGCTGGATAATCTCAAAGAACTCAATCCCGGCGCGGCGATGAATGCCGATGCGCGAGTGCCACAATTGGTGTCTCGGTTAGAACTGGCAAAACGCCACGGGAAGTGGGCTGATGCGCAAGTGGTTCATGATCAAATCGAGGCCCTGGGGTATGCCGTGACCTATCATCCCGACAACACGATTACGGTGGAGCAATAATGAATAATCTGCTGGCACCACGGGTCAAAGAAACCACGACGACGACCGGCACGGGGACGCTCAGCCTGGCTGGTGCAGAGGTAGGGTTCCAGTCGTTTGTGGCGGGGCTGGGTGATGGAAACTATGGCTATTATACGTTGATCGAGGGGAATGGTTGGGAGGTTGGCAGGGGCACGGTTACGGCTGGTGTGCCGGATACCCTCTCTCGCACAACCATTCTCGCCTCCTCTAATGGTGGCTCGGCATTAGTGCTGGTAGCGGGCGCGAAAGATGTATTTTGTTCCGCCGTTGCCCAGCAATTTTTGTTCTCACCCTCCACGTTTGAAAATGGGAAATGGGCTCTCTCGACAGCGGCCAATGCGCTGACCATCGAATTAAAAACACTGGCAGGGAACGATCCGAGCCCATCGAATCCCGTGCGCGTCGCGTGTAAATCCGTCACGAACGAAGGGGAATGGGAGATTGTCGAAATCACAACGGCGCTCTCGTTGGTGCTATCTGCGGGATCGACATTAGGTGCCACGGCGAACGAAACGATTCGTGGCTACATCCACCTCTGTTGGGATGGGTCAAATATGAGGATTGGCGTCGCGCGTCAGGCTCTGTTTGATGGGGCCAGTCTGCATGCCACGACGGCCGAGGGCGGAGCGGGCGGAGCGGACAGCAACGAAACGCTGTATACCGCCTCGGCGCTCACGAATGCTGCCGTGCGCCTAGTCGGATTGTTCGAAATTACCAGTGGCGCAACGCCTGGCAATTGGACGGCTGACCCATCTCTCGTGTCGGTTTGGACGCCTGGCATGCGTAAAACAGGTGATGTGGTTCAAATATTAATTGCAAATGATAACGCATTCCATTCAACCACTGCGGTAACTATTCCGAATGACGACACTATTCCAACTAGCAGTGAAGGCGCTGTCCTGTTTGATCTAGCCGACTCATTGACCCCGACAAGTGCCGTAAATCGTATTGATGTTGATGTTGATATTTCAATATCTGCTAGCAGTTCCGCGAATATATACGTCACGTTTTTTATGAATGCAGAATCGGCAGCAAAAAATACATTGCTCCAGGTCGTGAGTGGCATCAATCATCAGGAAAGAGTGCATGACTCGTTTTCGTTTTACCCTGGGTCCACTGCTCCACTGACCATGAAAACCCGTTTTGGTACAGGTGGTGGGACAGGGTACATAAACGGCGGAAACGGATCAGGCAAATTTGGCACATCAGAAGTTTCGCGCTATCAACTGACAGAGGTGTACTCATGAAAAATACCAATCTTGCACGAGTTTTAGAGTGGAAATTTGGCAATAACCCCGATTTCGGCAAAGGCATTTCCATCCGAAACGATGAATTGGTCGGATTCCACCCTGATATCGCCCCGTGGCCAACCGATGCGCAATTAGCGCAATGGACGCAAGAATTCGAGGCATTGCCGAATGATGACAAAGCCAAGGACCCTAAGGCCGATCTAGCTAAACGAATACGAGCGCTGTCAATTGATACGGGCCTCAAGCAAGTTCTTTTGGAGATGGTAGGCTAACCATGCTCGGATTTTCCCCTCTCAATACGGCACCGCTGAATAGTCTCGGGGATGCACCCGTTGACCACATGTTATCCGGGTCAGTGGTGGGTTCGTTTTCGGGATCGGTTGCCTTGATTTTAGGTCTGACGCTCACCCCGACTCCGGCGCAGGCGGTGTTCTCCGGTTCGACCGATCTCTCCGTATTTCTCAACCAAGCATTTGCTGGCTCGGCGGTGGCACAGTTTCAGGGGTCAACCGTGCTAGATGTATCATTCCCTAATGGCGCGTTCAGGCCCGCCATATTAGCCGAAATGCAGACCATGAATGGGGCGCAGCCTGTCAATTTATTGCGGGTGGAATTTGATTCTGGCGATACGTTCATCGGTGAATCTGATTTTACTATTTCCAATTGGGCCGGTTCGAATCGGTCTATTCGTGGGTGGATTCAATCGCTTGGACGGTTGGATGATGTCGCCGATTTTAACCCCGGATCCACGCCGGTGCTGAGTGGTGATCTATTGACTCAATTGTTGGTGCCGGGAGGCCGGGAGGGGGCCGATACCATTTGGTCGCGCCTGGTTGATCCGGATAATTCGCCGGAGCAAACCACGGTATCTCTGTATATGTGGTTCAGAAATTTGAACGCCCTGATCGATCCGCCGGTGAAAGTGTGGGAAGGCACGTTTCGTAATTGGCGATGGGTGGATGAGATTACGTTAGAGGTGGATTTTGCCAATGCGTTGGAGCGGCCGGATCATGAGATCGGCAGATTTGTCAATACCGATAATTTCCCTAACGCCGACCCTGATGACATCGGCAAAATGGAGTCTATTTGGTATGGCAACGTAAAAGGGTCGCCATGCCTCGCCATCGATGCCGGCCCGAATTCCCCATTGGCGTTTGATGCGACGGCCGTCCAAATCTTTTTGTATTACTCCAACACCGCCACGAATTTTTCTGCCAGCGGATCGGTGTTTATTGATAGTGAGGAATTAGGGTATGCCTCGGTGGATACCGAAGTGTTGAACGGTATCACTGTGGGCAAGCTCATCGGCGTGACGCGAGGGTTGAACAGCACGATCGCCGTGGATCACACCAAGGGATCTGCCATGGTGCAGGCGCAGACGAGCTATACATATATCGTCGCGAGTCACCCCATGAAATCTGTTTCTGAGGTTTTTGTGGAAAGCGCTGATGGCAAGCCAGTGTTGCAGCCGGGTGGTTCCTATAGTGTGAATCTGAACGACACGTCATTTCCTGATGGGCTGGCTCGGACGACCATTAGTTTTAATGTCCTGCCGAAATTGGTGCGGCAGGTGACATTGGACATTCAAGATCAAATCGGCGTGGTGGACAATCTGAGCATTTCTCAAAGCCCTGGGTCGCATACCTCGACGAATACCGTGGCCACCACCCAATTGGCCACCACGCCACTTCCTTCCACCGTTGAATATATTGCCCTAAATTGTTCGGGTGGCGGAGAAAAAAACATTATCAATTTTCCTCCCCTTCCTCCAGGGACCTTTGTGTCTCAGATTTTTAGACTAGGCGCGAATCTGGTGCAGCAGGGCATTTGTGGTGGATTTACAAGAAATTTTAGATTTAAGGTGCCGGGCGGGGCATCGACGGGTGCGTTTCCAGTAGGCATTTCAATTACTTCGGAAATCCAGGATTTTACCGGACAAAATTCTCTCAATGTCATATCTGAGCAAGGGTTTCCTTTCTCCGGAGCCGCCAACGGAGTATTTATCGTGATGTCTGCCTCTCGGACCGTCATCACACTGCAGTCGCCGGCAACAAGTGCGAATTTGATTCCTGGGGTTTCCAAAGCCGCACCAGCCGTGAAAACCGGAACCGTGGCCGTCTCTGGGAATACAGCCGCCGATACCGTCATCGGTGGCCTGGTTACCGTCAATGGCCAAGGCTATACCGACGACACGCTGGGCACCTTCACGGGCGTTCCTAATGCGCTGATTCAGCGGAGCGCGCATGTCATCAAACATTTCCTCGCGACCTATTTGGGGACGAACCCCGTCGATTTCCGCACCTCCATCGAGCTGTCAAACAAAATGGGATCCACCTATCAATTAAACGGCGTGATCCAAGAGCCGGACACGGTCGTGCGGCTGGCCTCGCGGATGGCCTTCGAATCACAATGCTGGCTCAAATTTCAAGGCCGGTTTCCCTCCCTGATTTTCCGTGAGCGGCTCTTTCCACCGCATCACATTATTACAACCAAGACAATGGCGTTTTTGCGTGGATCTAGACAGAGCGCAGATGTGCAGCGCATGCCTAAGAATTGGATCGTGAACAAGCTCGATCTTCGGTACGATCGCGACCTGAGGTTTGGGCAAACGTTCGATGCCTACCGGCAAGTTAAAACCGTTCAGAATCCACGATCAATCACCAAGTTTGGCGAACGCGCCCAGCCTGAATTATTTCAATGTCGGTTCGTCAATACCGATGACCATGCCCAAGCCATCTCGCAGTTCTATTTAGATCTGTATAGCTGGCGGCGGGCCATGATTCGTTTCCGGACGTTCTTGCAGCATGCAAATGTGCAGTTCGGGCAACGCCTCAAGCTGCAAGACCGCATGGCTCCCTACGAGATCGGCGAGGTCGTCAGCGCCGATTATTCGCCTGGCAATGGAGCCCAAGGCCGCATGCCATTTTTTGATTTTACCGTGATGACCATTGAGGAGGCGCTCGCCATGTGGAATAGGATCAGCAAGACCACCGACTACACCCTGAAAACACCCGAGGACCAATGGACCGTTTTCGACAACGAAGGCGCAGTGGCATTGGTGACGTTAACGCTACCGCCGGCCATCGTCGGCATGCGGTATTTAATATCAGTCCACGACGCCCAAGAGCTGCGCCTGCAACCAGATGGCACAGATTTATTTATCCTAGATTTCACTAGCGGCTCAGCCACCGACAAGGTATCCCCTGACCCTCAAGCCGCCAGCAAATACCTAAGCGCCAGCGCCACAAGAAGCTATCTCATGGTAGCCAGCCTAGCCACCGGCGAATGGACCACCATAGGCCACACCGGCGCATGGACGATCGAGGCGTAATGAAACAATATTGGCTCACACCGCCGGATCTGTACGCTCGGCTGAATGAAGAGTTTAATTTCGATTTCGATCCTGCCCCGTGCCCAAGGCCACCTGATTACAACAGCCTGGCCGTGCCATGGGGTGCCTCGAACTATGTGAATCCGCCATTCCTGCGCGCTGACGCACCGCACGGTGGTCCTGCTGCATTTGTACGAAAAGCGATGGTCGAACGTGATGCCGGAAACACTAGCGTCTTAATTCTTCCTATCCCTTGGAGCATAGGACTTTTGATGCAGGCAGGCGCAGAAATACGCTACGGCGGCAAGGTACGCTGGTTAGACGTGCATTCCGGAGACCCCTGTCCTCGAAATGCTCCACAAGTTATCGCTGTTTTAAGGCCCAATGATGACCCATTGAACACACGTTCAATAAAGCATCAAAGACTCCTTACAAAGGCGTAGGAAGCCGGAGCGAAGGCTCTTCGTTTGGACCTGAATTGATCTTTGAAATAGCCTGAACAACGCCGTTCAGGAAACCGCCAAAAGCGAAGAGGGAAAGAGCTTCAAGCACTTACCCTCAAGCTGCGTCCAGACCCCAAAAAGCCAAAATCCCCCAACCCAATTCGCAAACTATATGCAGGTTTTTCTAGAATTATTTGGCGCGCTATAATTAGCTGAAGTCGCTCAGGCATTGGCGAACCTGATAGTGCATCCGATCAGATACATGCCTGTATCTTATTGGATACGACGGGATTTGAACTCACCTAATTTTTGGAGCCAATTCCCTTCACCAGCAACGCGGTGAGCCCAGCGAGTGGATTAGGGGAAATGATAGCGGGTGAGCGACTCAACACGAAGGAAACCGCGTGAGTAGGGTCAATCAGATGCCACATCACCAATCCTCGCGATGATGCCAAAGTTTTGTACAAGGAGCGCAATCCCGTGGAAGGGTTGTTTGAGTACCTAAAGCGCATCGGATGACGACCCGCCACAACAAAACGGCACTCTCATTCCTGAGGTTCGCCCAACTCGCTACCAGCTACCTAATGGCTCGAGTCAATGTCGACAGAACCTAATGGGTTGAATCGGGTTGGTTGCTTCGTCGAATGACGACGATGCGTCCGAGGAGATGATCGGGGGGATTCACGGAGGTTTCAGTTAAATCAATTCGCGTTCCGACGCCTTGGAGTATGCGAAGGCCTTGGGAGGTTTGGACGAAGCCTTTGGCTCGGAGGGCTTGATGGGATTGGATTTTCTTGATGAGAGCTTCAGGATCAAGGCCGGGGTCTACTTGGATTTCTTCAGATTCAAAGGCCTCATGGGTATGCGGAGTATGTTGGTCGCCACGACGTTTGGCCTGAGTGTCCGGGTCTGGAGTAAAAAAGACTTCGGACTCGACGTTGGCATTGGTGGCACGAATGATTGGGGTGCCTGGGGCCATGGGCTTTAATTGTTTCTCAATCGCCTCGAGTTGATCGGCCTTGATTAAATCAATTTTATTGAGGATGATGAGATCTGCCGATGACACTTGTTGTTCGAAGGTTCCGTCTAAGTCACGCCCTTCTGCAACTTGCTCGGCATTGACTACGACCACCGTAATACTATCGCCCACCCATTCGGACACGGGTTCCCGCCAAAAATTGATAAGCGTTTCGAACGGTAAGGCCACGCCTGAGGTTTCCACGACAATCCGATCTGGCCGAACCTCTTCCCACAGTTGATGCAAGGTCTTCACTAACTCATCGGACAGCTTACAGCAGACACAGCCACCTTCCAATTCGATATAGCTGTTGGAGCCTTGATTGCCCAGCAATGCCTGATCAATGCCTAAGGCCCCGAATTCATTCGACACGATGGCCAGTCGCAATCCTTGGCGTTGTGCGTCCTTAAGAAGGTGTTGCACGAGTGTGGTTTTACCCGCCCCCAAGAATCCGGACACGACGAGGGCGGGAATGCCAGTCA